GTATAACAGTAATGTTGTATACGTCAGTGTCCACAGTAAAGTCAAGACTAATATCATATCCTTTGTTAACATATCTATTTGCAATATCCGCTTTCTTAACATTCTTACTATTTTTGTTGAATAGTATTTCTTCTAGTATTAATGGTATAGATGATTTACCTACACCATTTGTACCAACTAATTGTGTGAGTGTATCTGATGATAGATCCATCTCATTATTTGCCCCATAAGAGAAGCAATTATCCCATTTCAGTTTTTGTAGAATAATCATTAAACACTCCCATTAATTTTCTTGTTTTCATATCATCAAGAGATAGAATCTCTTTTAGATACACACTTAGTTCGTCAGCAATAGACATCTCGTTTGTTAACGATAGAGTTGCCTCTGTCTCTCGCTTAACGACTTTTTTATCAAGTAGATCGGAGTTTTTAACTTGTGCCAAATCTTGTACATCTCCTTCTAGTTCATAGATTGTATGATGAAAGTCTGTTTGCACCATATCATCGGGGTTGGTAACAGTCTTTCTGATTAATTGTGGTAAATCAAATTCATGCCATGTCCAAACCCAATCGGTATTGGTATCAATTACTAAGTAACCTGTTGTTACTTCATTTCTATGAAAAGATGTAGTCATCGGACTGCCTGGGTACACAATATTTCGTTGAGTATTCTCGTGAGCATGTAAGTCTCCAGCAAATACGATTTTGAACGAGTCAAATCTTTCTAAATCTACTTCAGGTATAACATGAGGTGGTATTTCACCCCTCACATGAGTAAATAGATAGTCTGCATCTATCATCTCTATACTTTTCTTTTTATGCAAATCTGCATATGGTAGAATACACCAATCATCCTCATAATAAGTTTCAGTTATTACTGTTACTAGAGGATTTAATTCATTTGTTACTCTCTTTAAGTTATCAAAGAAAGTATTATTTTTTCTAGTGGCTTCATGGTTGCCGTCATAGATAATCGTTCTTACTTTTTGTCTCTTTACAAAATCAAAATATAAAGTAAGTTCATCCATGGAAGGGACTCGATCAAACAAGTCCCCACCTATGATGTGAAGGTCAACTTCGTGTTTATCTACAGCGTCTTGCACTTGCTGAAAAAACAATTGATATCTAGTACATGCCCATGAGACAGGTACATTCTTCTGTCCTAGCTTTATATGCCAGTCTGCTGTAAATAAAATCATCCTACGAAATCTTCTCCTGGTTGCCATTCACAACCTGTTAATCCACCTGCTTTAATGCCTTGCAAAGTTCTAAGAACTTCATGAGCATTTCTGCCTGTGTCAAGTGCGTTAACACTTACATGTTGTATTATATCATTTTTGTCAATGATAAAAGTAGCTCTAAAACATACTCCTGCTTCTTCGTGTACTATTCCTAGTTTAGAAGATAGTCCTAGGCCGCAGTCTGCTGCTAAGGAGTGTTGTATGTTTCCTATGAGTGTATTATCTTGTTTCCAAGCTAATTTACAAAACTCATTATCTCCACTAATACCAATAACATTAGCTTCCTCTACTAACATATCCATTCCCGCAATTTCTGTTGGGCATATGAAAGTAAAGTCTTTTGGATAGAAGTATATAACTGTGTAATCTTTTTTCAAAGGTTCGTACTGTTCTGTGACAGATACTGTTACAAAGTTATTATCTTTGTCTACACCCTGCAGTGTAAAGGCAGGGAACTTCTCTCCAACGCCTATCATGATATGTCAAATTCGCTTGATACATCTTCAGGAGTTTCACTACCTGAGTCGTTGACTCTTCTAAGAAGCTCTAACTGTGCATCTGCAGTTGGTCTTGGTAAAACATCATCCATTGACTTTAATTCAGCCATTAGATCTTTCTCCCAGTCATCTAGTTCTCTTGGTTTGCACTTAAGAACCTGTAATTGATATTCGACATTGAACACCTGTGGACCAGTCTTCTTTCTTTTGAAATGGATATCATATCCTGTGACTGGGTCTGTTGGGTCTCCCAACTCTTCCATGGCGACTATAACTTGGTCGAATAATTTTCTTTTTAGATTAAGAACTTTAACAGTTTTATCAGCGTAATCAATGCACTGGACAGCGTAAGACCATCCACATTTTAAGTCTGGGTAAAAGTCACGAACATGGTCATGTTCTTTGTTGTTAAAGGTTTCAGAGTTTCTGTCAAAAGATAAGCACTCCATAGGAATGTTTTTGCCATTTTCTCCTTTAATCCAATAGACATATCTAGGTAGTAAGTCACCAACCATTCTTAGATGATGATCTTCTTTACCTGCATAGTTATAGGTTTCGATTTTATTTTTTTGGGCTGAGCCCTTGGTTTGGTTGAATCCAATTGCCATTTTTATTCTCCTAATGTCTCCTCGAAAAGAAAGTGTACCCGTCCATCTTTCACTTCAAGCAGTCTGTTATTATTAATTATATCATCTGATATTGGACACATCAAATGATCTAGTGTGGTGTCTTTTGTATTAACATAGTTGTGATAGTTGCGGAATGATGCGACACCTGCATATTCTGCTACCTCTTTATCACTGTATGCTCGTCCTCGTTCAAGTAAATCTTTTGGGTTAAGAAGATAAGACTTGCCTCCGAACTTGTACTTGTAAAACTTAAATGTTTTATCATAGTAGTTTTTTGGTTGAATCTTGTAAGTTATAATACGAAGGATCTGAATGATGTCACCAACATTCCCTTTGCTTACTTTTACAATCTTATTCCAATCAAATAACAACATATTATAACAAATTTTCAAACTCGTGTCAAGAACTATTTTTCTCAGCTTTATTACTATCTGCTGTTGCTTGGTCAGGAGCAGGTGTTTGTGGCAACGTGCCTAACTTCCGCTTATGTACCTTACCAACATCGTCAGGATCTAAAGTTGCGTGTACTCCTGCCTGAGCCATATCAATCAATTTACCTTGAAATATGTGACTGCCGCAGTGCATTAATTCTATCATAGGTAAACACCATATGTCTACTCCAAAATTTCTTACAGTTTCAGAGAACATATAATCTTCACTAAGATATCTGTTCTGTTCATTGATTATGCAATCAAAGTATGCCATTATTTGCTCACCAGTCTCAAACTCTCCTTCTCTTATATGGTCAGGAGTGTATAGTCTTTCAGGGTGATGCTGGTCATATTCTTCAAAGACAGACCTATGTATAAACATAAATCCTGTTGCACCTTCTTTTATTTTTACAGGTTCGTAGATAGGGGCTTGCCCATCTGGATGCTCATCTGGTAAAGGATTAAACACCATATCTCCTGCAACTTTTTCTAGTGCCATAGGGTCTTCGTCATATAACCCTGTTTTTGCTGCTCTAAGTACTTTCTCCCATGCAATAGTTTTCTTAGGATATAATGCACAGAAAACTTTTAATTCTTCCTTTCTTGTAGCAAGTAAATGCCACATATAAAGTAAGTCCATTGCATTCCAAGCTATATCGCTATCTACAAAAAGTAGGTACTCTGCATCACTTTTAAGAAAGTTAGCAACACAATAGTTTCTAGCTCTAGTAATAAGTGATTCGTTAAACATATAGTAAATTTGCAACTGCAATCCGTGATTCATACATACTGCAGTAGTGTCCATTAAAGACTTAGTATAAAGTCCATTGCACATACCACCATACATAGGTGTAGCAAGAAATACTTTATTCTTGCGCATTTCCTCAATATTTAACTGTATTGTTTTTTCATTACTCATAGTATATTTACCTCGTAATCTTGTTTCATGTAGTAGCCCAGTCTTGCATTTGCTTGACGGGCTGCCGTTTTTCCTTTGAGATGAATGTCTACAACCACAGGTTGTTGTTTTCCTTCCTTCTCTCTTATTACTCTACCGATTAGCTGTGTTAGCAGAGGGTCATTATTTATTGGTGTACCCAACACTAAACAACTTAAATCGTTCAATGATATGCCTTCTGAGAATATAGACTGTGTACCAAACAAAATATTTTTATCTTTCTTTATTTGATTCATTACTTTATCTCTTTCAGCAAACTCCATATCTCCTGTTATGGAAACTGCTTTATCGCCACACAATTCAGAGCATGCCTTTAGAAAAGCTACTCTGTCAGACACTACTAAAACTTTGTGTCCTTGTGCGGCATATTTTGCAGCAATCATACTTACACTATGAACATATTCCTCATTAAATGCAAGATGATTTATTCTTTCTGCCCAAGGCGTATACGCACCATCAAGGAAGCGTATCTCGGACTTAATTACATCAATCCTAGGAGTCATGTAATTTTCTTTTGGTGGTTTCATTACATTGTGACCAAAGTAATCTCTAAAAACCACATGGCGTCCATCCTTTCTTTCTAGTGTTCCTGTTAAACCTATCTTATAACGAGCAGGCATTTCATCAACAATCCGAGTAAAAGTCGGACTACTAACATGGTGCATCTCGTCTAAAATCACAGTTCCGAAAACTTGTTTGATGTCGTCCATTTTTCGGTACAAACTTTGGATATTCCCGACAACGATTGGGGACGAAGTATCAAAGCTACCTGACCCGATTCTCCCTGCTTGTATTCCAAAACAATTTTGTACGTCTTTTTCCCACTGATTTCTTAAGTTAGTTGTGTGGGTAACAACTAATGTTTTCTGACCTAACTTCTTAGCTATAGCCAAAGCCGTTATTGTCTTTCCCCAACTTACCCATGCGTTAACTATCGCATTGTCTTGTACCTCGTCATGTACCTTCTGCTGGGAAGGTCGTAAAGTGTACGCAAAGTCAGGTAGTTCGACTGGCGATGTTACTCGCTTGTCGATAATCTCGTAATCTGATGGGACTAAATCCTCTCTACCCATTGGTATGGAAATCAATCCCTCTTTTATCCATCGTATTGTTTTGAACACGATAGGTGGGTCAGTCGGAATACGCGGTGCTATTGTATATGTAAGCTCCTTTTCGATATCCGAACTTGTTTTTGTATCTACAGAAAGATAGATTCTGTTAGAGTATACTGCCTTCATAAGTTTGCAATAAATTCCAAATCTTGTAGCTTCCATAGCTTAGTCAACTCTGGATGGTTATTATCCCAAGGGGATGACCACCCTGTTTTGTTCATTCTGTTACGGACATGATTTGGTAAATAGTCCGCCATAACTTCTCTTAATAGATACTTATATGTCCCTAACTGATACTTACGATGCTTAGTGAATTTTACTCCGCTTTCTATACCTATCATGTATCTTACAAAACTTTGTGATAAAAATACTGGTCTGCTTTCTAATCCCCACATACCGCAGGTTTGGTCAGTTGTCAGTATATTTTGTTCTGATGTACTCACTAAATCATACCATAAAGCATTATTCTTGTGGTCTGTTTCACTAAATATCTGTCTTGGAATCCACTGTTGTCTTGTAGAATATTGTTCTATTGTTTCTTTATTATATTCATCATCATAGTATCTATCATGATGTTGATATCCTGTAAATAATTCATCGGCACTATCTCCAGTTAGAACTACTTTACACCCGTCACGACTTGCCGCTTTACACAGTGCAAATCTAGGAGCTGTTCTATTTCTATCTACCCAAGGATAGTGTGTATGTGCTAACCACATTCTATGATAGTGATGTAAAGATTCATAGTTTAGATTTACAACTTTATAAGGAACTCCCCACTCTTGACAAGTTTGTACTGCCATTCTTGCCTCATTTCTAAATCCATCATGATCGTGAAAAAGCTCTCCACCCTTACCATAATTACAGATGTACGCAGTCAAGTTCAAATCTTCTTCTTTGAGCACACCTAGTGCACAAGTACTATCTAATCCTCCACTAAGGAATAATGCTGTTTTTTGTTTATTCTTTGCAACCTTTTTTATTCCATTGATACAGTTTTCTTTGAACTCTGCCAAGTCTATTTCCTTTGACCCAATTCTCATATTTGCCCATAGATTCTTTTGTTCCATTTTGTTTGTCTTTAAATCATAAATCCACATTTGACCAGGAGCAACTTTAATTATATCTTTATATGGAGACTTTGTTCCTAACCATAAAGGGTTGTGCATGTACATATTATATTCATCTTTATTAGTTTCTTTCCAATATATACTTCTCAAACTAGTACTAACAGTAATATCATTACCTTTCTTATAAATCCACAAAGGTTTTGCCCCAAAGTGATCTCGTACTATGATTAATTTATTTGTTTGTTTATTGTGATATACAAACGAGCCATGAAAGTCAGTGCTTCCAATAAATCTATATCCGAATAAATCTAGCCCATTTCCTAGAAAAGCTGTATCATTACTAACATTAGAATCATACATTTCTCCATTGAATACTAGAATATTTCCTTTCTTTGTTTTGTAAGGTTGTACTTGATGCTCTCCATTTACATCAAGTAAAACATGCCCGTAAGCAAACCTACCATCTTTATAGTAACCTGTATCTGTTGGACCACGATGTTTCTGTCTCATGGTCATGTATTCTATATCATGCCTTCTAGTTGTTACTACGAATCCACACATAATTGTTCCTTATTTGGTAGCCACATAACTATACTCATCTTTTCACCACTCGTAAGAGGACTGACTCTGTGTGCCAAGTTACTATCGTAAAATACTGCGCTTTTATATGGCAGTTGTAAATCTTCTTGTCTAAACTGTAATTCAGCACCTTCATATTCTTCTGATATGTTGATAGATACTGATACAGTACTAATATTAGGTTCTGCATGCCACCTCAATCCTTGTCCAGGAGTGTGATAATGCATTATATGTCCATAGTTTCTTTTTTGAAAATATAACTTTTTCTTAAAATTTTTCTCTGCAAGATACTTTACTTCATCCATAAAGTTATATTTACTTAGTAAGGTGTAATAATTTCTATCTACTTTTTGTGGCACTTCTTGTACTTTTAATGCTACTTCTAAACTATCATTATTACTAGCAAAAGAACAGTAAGAGCGCCAAAACGCACACTGTTCATCCGTAAAGAAATTATTAATAACCATTATCATTGTACTACTTTAAATTGTTGTATAGTGTAAAGTTGTAAGTCTTCCCACTTTTTAAATTCTACATCATAACATATCAAAGTATCTCCACTTTGATTTTTTATATGATTAGGAACTTCCATGTATTTCTCATTTAAAGTGTACTCTCTGGAATATACTTTGCCAGACTTTAAACTTTCAAATGTGATTAATACTATATTTGTTTCTAACTTACTTTTGAGTTTTTCGATATTGATAACCATATCTTTTCATGCCCCATATATGCTACTAGCTTGACTAACATATCAAGCCAGGCTATGCCTGCCGCATACTCGATTTTGCCGAGTATTGCCCAAGCGATTAAAAATGTTATTGTTGTTGCTATTATTCTCCAAGTTATTGCCTTGTAGAATATAACTAAATTTTCCGCCATGTATCTTTCTTCTGCTCCTCACAGTATTCCCATATCTTCCATGGTATTCCTTTCTTGTACAAAACTCCTGCCCATGAGTTACCTTCTTGCGGAGGTCGTGCCTCTACAAAAGGGAAAGGAACATCCTTTAACCACACAACTGTGGCAATATCTTTCTTTTCTACTTTTCTTATTTTATGATATTTGAGTTGGGCAGTTCCTGTTTTCTCATTGTACCAATACACTCCATTTGTATCTATGAAATGTTTGCCTCTATGTTTCATCATTCCTATTTCATCATCAATCTGATAACGAAGCGGATAGATACTTTTCATAGGGCTTTGTAATCTTCTCATTCCTAGTGTTTTACCAGTCATATTTCTATCGTCTACTATCTGGTCGCCAATCAATACTAATCCATCTATCTCTTCTGGCTCGTCTGAAAGTATGTATGCTGGAAATTTAATCACGACTTATCTTAAATCCTTTATAGCAAGTTTCCCACTCTTTGACTAACCATTGGAAGTCCTTATCAATTATAGATATTTTAAACATAATTTTATCTTCTTTTCTAACTTTTACTTTATGTTCTATCTGTGTATCTATTAAAGCATCTTTGTATACCCACTTTCTATCATGGTCTCCTCTGTTGCCACCAGTCTGACTTGGATGTCTAAAGTATGTAGTTGAGTTATCCCACCCACCTGCAAGTGACCATATTATAGTACACTTATTATTCTTGTCTGTATGCCATGGCAATACACTATTCTTAGTAAGCCAGACAAAACTTGTTCTGTATTTACACTTTGAGAGAAAAGGCATAGTTTCTAGGAAGCCTTCTATTTCATCATCATGGTAATGTGCAAACTTATAGTTGGGAACTTTTGTCCCATCTTTATGTGTATAGTCTTTCTTTTTTAGTTTATTTGCTTTATCCAATAAATATTCAACATCAGCTCTGAAACTAATCGGTTGTATTATTTCGTATTTTTGTTGCGCTAATGTTTTCAATTTCTTTCTCAAAATGTTCTTGTTCTATAGTATACCCTACTTTTCTGCCATATGTAATATTTACTATATTTGGCACTATGGATATTGATACTATACCAGCTAGATGTGCTAGTTTGTTTCTTAAATTTGTTTGTACTTCATGTACACTAAAGGGGTTATTGTCACCCCAAGGCATTGTTCTTATTTGTATATCTACTTGTGGCGCTTTCTCTAGACATCTATCTAGTAGGGCTTGGTGTCCCTCATGCCATGGTTGCCACCTACCAAGCATTTGTACTGTTGGCATATCATCTTGCCATAATCTTTTACCTATAGTCCAACATACATCAACAGGATCGTCATCATCCCACTCATGTATATCGAAGTCATACTCACTCCAGTGCGGCCATTCAAATATCTTGTTAGTATCTTCATACTTACCATTCACTACTGTTGACATAAAAATAATCAGGTCGGCATCAAACTGCTCTCGACCTGACTTGTATGGGCATATAAAATCTACTAAGGCAACTTTACCACTTTCTGATACAGCATTTGCCTTGTTCAACATTCTTCTAAACTGTCTCCAACGACCTTGTTCTGAAAAGTCCCAATCATCTGCTTCTTTACGAACTTCATCCGCATTGATATGAACGACTCTATCGCCCATTATATCGACTATGTTTTTACATAGAGTAGTCTTGCCTGAACCAGACTGACCAAATATCAATACTTTCACTTACTTGTCGTTTCTCCAGTCCTTCAACCATTGTGCGCCATCTCTTTCTGCATCTAAAAATATTGCATTTGTAAATCCTAATGGAATCAAAACGGCTAGATGAACTACTATACTTGTTACTGTATTATATCCATACCAACCCATATAATAAGTTGCGACTGCTCCAAAATATACTGACCACATTGTAAACAATACTAATGTGAAGTACATTTGTAAACTAGGGTCTGGAATATGTTTCAATGGATTATATCTATTATCCATTACTAATCTCCAACAATCCACTACCCATAAAATAAATTTTTTCATACTATTCCTCATAGATAAAAACCCAGTTTCTTCTACCTGCTGGGTCTACATTTGTTCCTACTTCTATCATACCAAAATCTAAAAATACATCTCTACCTTTTTCATATGTTATTTCACACATCATGTTAGGACTATCGAATTGTTTTTCACAAAACTCTTTACCGATAGTAAGGTCATAGGTTGATGCTCCACCCTTGTAGGCATCAACCCACGATTGTCTACGAAACGCAGGGTAGCGATACTCTGTACCATCATCCCCTGTAAATACTTTATTAGTACACAATGCATTTACGCCCACCATAACTTGCGGTTGCATACCAAGAACTGTGTCATATGTCATCATATACCACTGCTCTTTATCATAATGCGCTTCAAGATCTTGATAACAAGTTCCATTTCTTACAATAAAACCTTGTATTCTCAACTGAATAACTCTATAAAGTTCATCAGTTGTTAATTCATCATAGTGCTTTATTACTGTAACTAAACTCATAGTCCGTATAATTTCTCAAACTTACCTAGTGAGTAATCATCAGCAACATCAAAGTCACATCCAACAGGGGCGTCAGGTATTGACAGTCCTCTATCTTTCTGAATAAACTCTTTTAGTTTAGCACTATATAGTTCTATCTCATCTTCTGGAACTTCAGCAAGTATGGAGTCATGCACTAGCGCAAATATTTTTGCTTTCATGCCAGTCTTACGAATATACTTCTGTGTATCTATCGCACCAAGCAAGTTGATGTCAGATGATACAGACTGAACAAGTGCATTTACTCCAGACCTTACTTCGTGAGCAGCGATTCCCTTGTCTTGCGAGAATACATTTGGTAATCTTCTCTTTCTTCCGAAATGAGAATAAATGAAACCATTTGCTTGAATGAACTTCTGCATGTTGTTCAACCATTCTCGCAGTT